TTTTACTTTTAAAAAATCTAAATCTAATTCTTTATGATTATAAATTATTTCATCATTATATATATAGGTGTCTATTTCTTCACTCATTAATGTTAGTGTGAACATTATATAACCCTCCTAGTATTTCTTTCTAAGCCTAATTCAAAATATAAAATTTTATTTATTTCATCAGGTTCATAGTGATTGCGTACAGTTCCATTTAACCGCAACTGATTGTATGCAGTTTGGAATGTAATCTTACCGTTTTCTATTTGTTTAACTTTTAATTTGATTAGCAGTTCAGCATAATCATAGTTTTGATTTGTTGCAGTGTGTACCCCCACAACACGCTTTCTATTTGTTTGTGACATATAGTCCTCTATTTTTTAGCTCGTGGGGATGTGATAGTATGATAGTTTTTGCAAAAATTTTTCCTCATATTTTTAAAATTTAAAAAATACAGATAAAATTTAAACACAATTATCCCATCCACTCAAAGCGGTTTTTTCAATATACAAAATTATATATTGATTGCTACAGGCTCAAAGAAACCCCGAACCTGTAGCCAACAAGATATAATTAAAAATCTTGAATAAAGTTTCTAGCTATCCGACAAGCGAATATTAAAAACAAAATTAAACTAAATATTATATGACCAGTAGCGCCTAGTAGTACCGACACCAACAGCAATAATAATAAACAAAATATTTCTATTGCGTTATTCATTCCTCATCATCCTCATAAGTAAAGTTTTCATATAAAGTTTTTTGAAGTTCTGAAACAATAGGTATTCTTTCAAATAGTTCTTTCCCATTTAATCCCCATTGTTCCCAACTGTGCATATCCTCATTAGTCAAAATACATTTTGATATTTTGCCATTGATATTTATTTCAGCGTCTATTCTTATTTCTATTTTACTTTCCATTAGTAAGCCCTCCCATAAACATAATTAATTAATTCGTTTAAGTTCATTCTAAAAGGGTTCATATCGTTTTTCTTTAAATTAGAAATATCATTAAAGTAATTAGCTTTATTAATTGCCTTAGTTGCTAATTCTAATTTTAGTTTTTTTATTTTTAGTTCCATTTTATACCTCCGTTGTTAAATGGTTTTATTATCTAACTATTATAAGTTAGTCACTACAGGCTCAAAGATTATTCGAACCTGTAGCAATTAGCTTACAATGTAATAGCGCCAATTATTGTTATTACTATAAAACCAAAGAAAGAAACTATTAGAGTATTAATAGTATCTTGTCTTTCAAGTTTATCTTGTTGCTTTTCATATTCAGTTTTTTTCATTATGCCACCTTCCTAACTATCATTTTATTTTCTTGTGTACTCATTAAAAATTTAAATGCTGTGTTGGCTTGGGCTGACGCTTTCATTAATAAGCTAGGCTTATCTTTTAAAGCCTTAACCCATGAAGCCAAGTATTGTGCATGGTTTTCCATTGGCACTTTAGTATGACCGAGCATTGAGCAAGTGATTGCGCTTCCAATTTCTGCAACCAGTTCTTCAAAGGCATAACCTTCAGAACCGAAGCCAGTAGTATCAAATGGATTGTTTTTAGTTCGGTTAGCTCGTTCTTCTATTTTAGTCCAGTGGATTAACTCATGGAATAAAGTTGAATAATAAAAATCAGTTCCAGTTATTCCATTCTTGCCTTTCCAAGTATCAAGCGGTGACATATTTATATAATCAAGGCTTGGCACATAAAAACAACGTCCAGCGTCTCTATGTACAATCTTAGCGCCTGTATTTTTTACAAAGTTTTCCAAGTCCGCAATCGTTGGAATTGATTTCTTTTTATATAAGTTTTCTTGGTCACCTTTTTGACTTTCAATCTTATCAAGTTTTTTTGCTATTAGTTCCCCAGCCTTGTCAGCTAGTGAAGTCTGAGCAATATTAAAAACTGTATAGAACTTTAAGAACCTATAAGAACTATCATAGTCCTTACCGTCTTTATCAGTTTTAGTTGTTGGCGCTGTACCATAATAACAGACACTATGACCAGTTTCACCCTTGTTTACATTACCGCCTAGTTCTTTAAATTGTTTATAAGTAGCATAAGCAGGATATTTATACGCTGAACCAAATAAACAAAATATATTAAAGCCAGTATAATTTTTCATACTAACAAGATTAAATGGTTGGTTACTTATAAATTGATTGTTCGGTAATCTTGTATAACCGCTAAAAGGTTTATACCATGTACTCCCGTTGTTTTCCATTAGGCTAATAATTTTATCAACTACCGCCTGTATTTTCTTATCGTTATTTTTCATAATTTACCTCCGATTATTATGATTTGTTTTAATGGTTAAGTTATAGCATTTATTTGTATTTACTACAAGCCCGTTCTTAATAAAAAAAATAGATACACTAGATGTAAAAGACAGCCCAAAATTAAATAAAAGATAAGCCAATATATAAAGGCTGTCGGATTTACAATCTACCTTGCTTATATATACCGCTATAATTTAGCTATAGGATTGCAATAGAATAGCCACTAAAAAACTATCATCGAAAACAGCCAAAAACTAGCCTATATACCCCACCCCCCTATCTAAAATTTGGCAGTTTAGAGCCATTTCACGGGGGAAAAATGCGCAGACACCTATACGATAACCCTTTCAGATTTTTTCTATAAATTTATTTAAGAACCTACAGAACAAGCATAGCCAATCATCTGTAAGTTATCGAAGTAGGTATTAGGTAATTCAAAAGTTATTCTTCCTGCTTCTATAAGAGACTGGATTACATACTCACAATCACCTATAGCAGTATCTATTACAAACTCGTAGGTATTAACAAGCGTGTAGATTGTTACTATAAGGTTCAAACAGCTTCTCCGTACCTGCTTTCACAATAAAACTCAAAGGAAGTTAAGTTATCACCATAGGTTTCAAGCATAGGTGTTAATAGCTCAACTTTTTTTGCACTTAAATATTCCCAACATTCCCAAGTATCATTAAAAGTTTTGGCTTGGTACTCTCTCGACATCTGTTCGCCACCACCAAAGGTAAGCATTATAGTTATGACAAAATACATCATAGGAGTCTATAAATGCTCTATTCCTGAGTATTCGAATACATGACTTAGGAAAGACTTGAAATCGTACTGTATGAATCTATTAGGGGCTATTGTGGCGACTTTACGTTTTACCGCTTTCCTCTTTACTAACTTAACCTTAGGTTTTTTATACTTAGTAAGGTAATGGTTATTATCATCCTTGTCTTTAGACATATAGTCTCCTTATAGTTACACTTATAGTTATCTTATAGTTACACTTAGAGTGTCTCTTTCTTACTACCCCTCCCTTAGAGTGGTACTTAAATCAAAATTGAGGTATCCAAGTGGTAGCTTTAGGCTTTGCTCCAATACTATGTTCCATGAATTTCTGTAGTTCATTGCGCATAAGAGTCTCTTTACGGTCTTGCATAGCGTTATCTACATCTCTAGCCATCTGCTCTACCCAATAGCTTACTGCCATAGACAAGACATCTAGCCTATCGTCTTGTGCTAAAGCTCCTCTATCGGTGGTTATACGACTCATTTGGTAGAATAATTGATACTTCAGGGCTGTCTCAGGCGTGTATTTCTGCGTAGAACCATAGTCACTGTCGATAATCTTTTGGTCTACTATGAGTCTATGTTGGTTCATTACAGGCTCTAAGGTGTCTATGATACGCTTTTCCTTCTGCGTAGAGTGTCTTACTTCCTCTACTGTTACCTTATGGGTCTTCATTAGGAAGGGCGATAACATCTTGGTAAACATACCGTCACCAAAGTTACTCTCCACAAGCACTAGATTAACCTTTTCGTCTTTAGCAATGTTGGCTAGGCGCTGTAAGGTCTTATCCTCATAGCCTCCGTCTAGTCCACCTGCTTGAGTTATAAATAGTTGTCCGTTAAGCATCTTAACGACTGCATAAGCAGTTTCATCTTTACCTCGACCTGAAGGGTCAATAGCCATGACACTTCCAGTATAATCTACCCAGTCGCCTTGTAGCGCCATTGGTCTATAATAAGCATCACCATTAAGACCCACACAAGGTACATCGTCTATGCGTAGTTCGGGTGAACTCGCCCAAATAACTTTCTCAGGGGCTTTGTCAGGGTTCAAGTTCATAACGATAAGGTCACTTAGTTTAAGTGGGAACTTATCCATATCCGACAGTCTAGTATCGAGCATGAACTGTAAGGCAAAACCGCTACGCCCATAAGAGGCTTCTCGGTCTGCGAGGTCTTCATTAGTAAATCTTTGTGGGTCTGTAGATTGTCCGATAAGGGTTTTATCTGCTTTAAGTTCGTCTTTAATCTGCTCGGATAAATGAAACGCCAACGATTTAAGTTGTGTATCCGTTGGGTAACGAGCAGTCCAAATCTTGAGCTTGTAACCTCGTTCCGTTAAGGCGTTATACAAGCTCTGTTCTGTTTGGGGAGTACCCAAGAACAGAATACGACCTTTAGGCTTAATTATGGCTTCAAACTCTTTGACACTTTCAGACAACTTATCTCGCATCCCTTGAGTCATTGAGTTGTTCGGAACTTCCACATCATCGGCTACTATGAGGTCGGCTCGACTACCTGCAAGTTGTCCTGTTATACCTAAAGATTTAACTGAAGGTTGATGGGAAGCTCTAGCAGGTTTTACATCAAAACTTATTTTAGATTGTCTCTGCGATTCACTAGGAATAAGATGGTTTAATATTGGCATCTCATTGATTAGTCTTAAAGTAAATGTTGAGAAATCATCGGCTCTCGATTTACTTGCAGATACTACTAAAATATTTATTTGCGGATTAAGCAGTAATTGATGGCATACATAAGCGGAAGTAATCCAAGATTTCCCTACGCCCCTAAATGCTTCTACAATACTTCTTTGGTCTCCTGATTGAATAAAGTTGGCAATGTCATATTGAATTTTTGTTGGTGCAGGAAGTTTTAGGTGCTTCCAACACATAAATAAGAAGTTCCTGAAATCCCTTATTTTGGATTCCACCTACGCTTCTTTTTCGTCTAAATCAAAAGGTAATTCATCTACTAGATTTTTAAGTGTTGAGTCTTCAACAGGTACACCTTCAATGCCATTATCTTTTAGAAACTGTCTAGCAACATTAAGGTCTGAGGCTTTTACTTCGTCTTCTTTAACTCGTTCTAACAATACTTCAGCAAGTTTGTTATGTAGCTCATCCATTAAAACTTCAGTTTTTTGTTTATCAGCCATTATTTCTTTTTAGGAAATCCTGCTTTCATATTAGCGTAGCTCTTTTTAGTAACTGTACTTTTTTTCTTACTACGACTAATACCGAGGCGTTTCCTGCGGTTAATATTTTCATATAAACTCATAATCTTCTCCTGTTGTTAAATAAAATCTCTTAAAAAAGAGCATCTCTTACTACTAAAATTAATTGAGCAAACAACATAAAACCTACAGACCATAAAACTTTATTTATAGTTTCTATAGATTTTTGTATGTGAGCTAAATGGTTTGTCTCAATAGTACGAATAGAATTTTCAATAAGTTTTATATTCCCATTGATTTTTTCAATTTCGACATTTAACTCATTTACATCTTTCATTAGAAAACTACGCTAACTACAATAAGTAGTATTGCTACCTTCCATAATTCTAATTTGTAAGTAGAATATGTGTGTACTTTTTTAATTACATCAATCAGTTCCATTAGCTTCCTCTTCTTTTATTTCTGCTTCAGGCAAGTCTTTTTTTAAAACTTCCATGTGGCTTTTTTCTAAAATATCTAAATTTTGAATTTGTAGGCTTATTTGCCTTCTTTGTTCTGCAACTGATTGAAGTTGCATATAGGCTACTTTACCTGCTTCAGTTAATTTAGTTTCATCGTATTTTTTATCATCCCATAAAAACATAAGTTTTCTCCTTGATTTTTGTTATCTTAAAGTGGAACTTTATTGTGTTTCAGAGGCTAACTTTGCAGTCCAAGCATCTTTAACAGCATCAGTCCATACAACATTTGATATTGCTTGAACTTCTGCATCTTCAGAAGATATATCCATATCAGGGTGTAGAACGTGCCTATGTCTACTACGAGATATTTCTACATCATCTTCTTTGATAACAGTATCAGATGCTACTTGAACAGCTTTATGCTCTCCAACTACTTCTATCTTTGCTATT